CATGCCATTTAATTTTATCTTGTGCTAATAAACTAATTAATTCGTTTTGTTTTTTAAGTCTTGCCTTTGCATCAAACATTACGCAATTAGGAAAGTATAAAAATACATTACTTAAACAAAATAATCCTACATTACCTTGGCATTTTTTTAAAAACTTTTTTACAGCTAGTATATCAAATAAATCAACTTGGTTATAATTGTAGCTCTTAGCTACATCTATATTATATTTTTCTTTTGTTTTTTCTAATGCCATTGGACTAATGTCAATAACATATGTATGTTTGGCTAGTAACTGACTCGGAGTGTCACCACTTGCTAACGCAACAACACAATCAGGATCAATTATTGTTTTTAACGGTACTTCGGTATTCTTTTTAAAATATACATTATAATTTAAAATACTATTCAACACACTGATATTTTCAACTGTATGTTTGTCATCTAAGAAGATAGTTCCTAGCGGTACTCCTTTAGTTGTAGAGTACTTAACTTTTAGTGCATGAGCAGTATGATACTCAGCAATATTTCTTGCTATACTATTAAGACTGTCGTTGTTATAGTCAATATGTTTCCAAGTTATTTTGTTCATGTTGATATCCTGTACAATGGCATAGCATATTTGTTGCCATCTAATTCAACTTGAACATATTTCTCTATTGGTCCTACTTCGTTAACTACTGTGTCTGTTATTTTTAAATTACCACTAGTTATATTACCTTGTGTAATTAAGTTACCATTACTATCAAGTTTTAATTTAATAGACATGTCTGTATTATTAGACAATGCTATAACCATCTCATTAGCAACTGCACCTTGTTTATTATAATCCTTAGATACAAAAAATTGTATAGCACCATTCAACGGTGTTTCATCATGACAATACCCTAAACTACTGCCTGGCTTAGTTCTTCCATAAATTTGAACACCACCTAAGTTATCTCCTGGTTCAACTGGTAACTTATTCTGCTGTGTTCCTCTTGATTTAGTTATTCCAAGAAAAATAGGTTCATTGCCACCTGTGGCTCCGTCAATATATAACAACTGTTCGTTAGCAGTAGAACGCACAATAAGATTTGCATTCTTTTCTTCTGTACCAATAACAGTTTGTTCATGTAGTTCTATAGGATCTACATCATGGCAAACAACCTTATATCCTACGTCCATTATATATGTTTTCCTAATTCCGGAAACGTTTTTCTAAAGTCCGTTCCGCGGCGTTCGTCTAATACTCGTAGGTAGTCTTGTAGCTGTGGTAACTTATCAGACCAATCTTCTGACATCATATAGTTAACAATTCCGTCCCAGCGTGGTTTGCCCATTGCATGATTGTTCCAATCTGTATTAAACTTCTGTCTTTGAATAAAACTTTCAATATTACCTTTAGCAAACTCTTTAAGCTCTCTAGGTAATGTTCTAACATTTAAGTAACTAGGAAAATAAACTAAATGCGTATTAATTAGTCCGCCACCAAACGGTAATACATTAACTTTACTAAAGCCTTGATCTATTTTCCACTCAGCTAGTTCATGTATGTATGCAACATTTAATAATTGTACTGCGGCCGCAACGTTTATTATAATATTATCTAAACTTGAATCAAGTTTATGCAAGTTTTTTTGAATATCAGCCCACTTACTTGGATAACGTATATAATCATTCCTGTCACCATATGCATCTATACTAAAATTAAATGTAATTTCTTTAAAGTGTTGCCATAGTACAAATAATTTGTCAGGCAACTCTAATCCGTTACTGTTATAACGTATACAAATATCTTTAGCATAATTATTATCAACCATAAACTGTAGTATAGCATAATGCTCTGGTATTAGCAATGGTTCGCCACCAGCAAAGTATAATTCTTTGATATGCTGTGATTGGCCTTTCATTGATTCTATAAAAGAACCTTTCTTATACCAAGTATAATCAAAGTCTTCGTCCCAACTTGTGTCTGCAATTAAATTCTTGTCTCTGTATTTGGGCTTTTGCAGTTTCCATTCTTTAATCCAACTGCTTGAATCATGTGGACTACACATAACGCACTTTAGTTGACATAGATTTCCAAGTCGTAGGTCAAAGTAAGGAATGTTAACAGGTATGTTACCTTGATCATCTGTTTTTGCTACAATACTTTCAATGTCTAACCGTTTATTCCATACTTTAGTTTCCCACTGACGCTTACTCACAATGCCACGTTCTTCTTCTGCAAAGCATTTACGACAACTTGCCGGAACTTCTTCATTAAGCATTTGTAATCGTGTAGTACGCATATGTTCACTGTTCCATACTTCTTCAATAGTATGGTTACGCATGTTCATAGCAATGCCGTCCTTTTTAACAAGGCCTACTGTTTTATCGTCTTCAAGTCCTGCACCTGATGCATTAGCCGTACAACAAACTCTAACGTCACCATTAGGTCGAGTTGCTAAGTGTATCCACGGTAAAGGGCAAAATGTCTTACTCATGTTCGTGCCTTTCAAATTGTGCATTTAGTTTATCAAAACTTCCACATTGTTTCGAACATTCTTTAAGTCCAGTGGAATTCCAACAACTACTAATCTTGTTAAAGAAGCCGTTGTTAAAGATCTCTGCAAATGAATACTTATGTAAATTAGGGTATTCTTTAATTTTTATCATATAATCTATTCTTGAATGGGAGTGTTGTGGTAACCATTCTAAATCTAGCCAACAACATGGACTAACATTTCCATTAGCGGCAATATACATTTGTTTATCTTCAACTGCCTTACAATTAATAGTTGGTAATGTTTCTTTCCTAGCTTTTTCTGCTGGTGCTATCATTTCTAAACTTTTTTGCGATGGTAATAATATGTGTGTTACATTATAATTGTCATCAATAACTTCAAACTGTCCGTCTTTAAATCTAGTAGTGTGTTTAATACTAAATCCTTTAAAGCCCATGTCTTTACTTAGTTGCTCACATGCATCTACTTGATGTTCGTTGTGTGCAAATACTAGCATATCCCATCTTGCATCTCCGCCTGCATCAATAAATGTTTGTGCATTTTTTAGAATCTTATTAAAGTCTGTACTAATTCTGTATAGTGAATGAGTATCTCCTAAGCCATCAATACCAAATACAATCTTTACTCCTGCTTCTGCAAGTCCTTTGAACCAACTTGAAGTTCTAGCACTTCCGTTAGTGTGCATTTGTAAAGTCATTTCAGGATTATGCTTACGTAAGTATTGCATTATGCCTAGCGTATCTTTGGCCATAATAGGATCGCCTAAGTTGCCACACATATTTAAAAACTTTAGTTGCTGTACAAAACTTATAGGAAACCACTCTATAAAAGTAGCGTAACTAATTTCTGTAAGATCTAATCCGTCAAGTTCTGGGCCTCCGTTGACTCTTCTTGGACACATAGGACAACGTGCTTGACACCTAGTTGTAACTTCTAAATGTATTGACGTTATGTCTTCGTAGTTATACATTATACATTTCCTATAATCATAAATCTCTTATACTTTGATAACTCTAATTCATGTGCCGCATCAATATCTATATTACATGTTTTTTTAAATTCTTCTAACGAGCTTACACAATTAACATGTTCGTCTAACTCATAATAGTTATTACTTTGCAATATAATCTTTGTTCCTTTAGGAACTCTGTCTAACCAAGTTTTATATTGTGTAGGTGTAACGTGTTCGCAACTTGTGTTAATAACAAAATACGGATCAGTTGTGTACTCGTACTTGCACATATCTTCTGTTACTGCTTTAAAACGTCCTGCCATCTCTTGACGCTTGTTAACTGTTGATGCAATTTTTTCACAGGCGGGGTCAATATCGATACTAGTAATATGTTTAGTTCCTAGGTCACTGTTAAACATCATACTAGCAAGTATACCATTCCAGCCTCCAAAGATAACTATATCAGCGTTAGCAATATGGGCTCTGTTTTCCATTTTTTCAATTAGCCAAGACTTGGATTGGAGTTGGCCTCCCCATAAACTTTCTAAGGTACGATCTCTGTCTGCACTATTGCGAATAGCATCTGCCCAAAACTTTATGTCTTGAATATCAATCTTCATCGTTTTCCTTGTAATTTTAAATTAAGCGAAAAGTTCTCTACTAATAGTTTAGTCACAGTTGCCATCATTATCTCAGGCTCTGGCGTTCTTTGATGTATTTCCAATACGTAACTAGCCATTAATAAAAACGCTTGTTCTTCATTAATATTAAGTTCGCCCCAATCTATAGGGTCAATACTTTCAGACTCCATTGCTAGTGTTGCTAGGTCTTTGATGCTTAAATTAGTCATGCTACTACCTTTGGTATTTTACTATCTGCACTACTTACACATGTAGCAGTTACACATTTAGATGGTGTCTTAAACAGCGTAAAACCGTCTTGTAGCGTACCTAGTGGTTCATCGCTACAACTATATGCTCTCTTAACTTCATTGCCACGTATGATACAACTCTGATAGCCTGCATTGCATTTCCACCCTTCAAATTTATTAAACCCGTATGCATTTAATCGCTCTGCTTGATCTATAAAATACGTAGAGCCACTAACATCAGTCAATCTAATTTGATAAACTTCTTCTCCGTTCCATTCTTGCGGGAACCCTTTTTGCATTTTTTCGATTTGGTCGGTAGTATATCCATCGATGATAAACGAGGCGGTAGGATCAGATTGGGGTTTGAGAGTAACATTAATGCCTCTGGTGGCAAATCGTTGTAAGCGTTCGTAAAGTTCTTCAAACATTTCAGGAACCATAACTTGATTGATCGTAACATATACTCCACCTTTCATTAATTGTAAACACTTGTCACCAAACTCTTGCTCTTTAGCAAACTCTGCATGGTAACTTGCTGTAATACTTCTACGTTGTAGACTACTTGTAGTTTCTAACCATTTGTTCCACCATTTGCTTCCTGGACTTAGGTTAGTTGTCATGTGTACGCTTTGATACTTAGCATCTGCATCGTCAGCGTAATATGCTACTAGCTCGCTAAACAATTTGTAAGCAGTTGGCTCGCCACCACTAAAACTAAAATGAAACTCTGTAAATCCGTTTGCTCTTGCTTGGCGTTTTATTTCGTCAATGGTATTTGTATAAAGTTCAAATGCTTGATGATCAGGTTTATTAGAATTAGCGTACGGCCAGCAGTAACTACAACTGTAATTACAGAAGCGACCAAGAATCCAACTAACATTAAACAACGGTTTGTCTAACATTGTTTGTTGGCCAAATGATGCTATTTCTTTAAATGGTATCATTATCGAATTGTTCCTTGAGCCAATCAAAATTATTTATTAAGTTAAGATCACTGCTACTGCTATTACCAAAACGCATGCCAGCCATAGCACCTCGTAACGCATCTCCGCTATGTACTCCTTCAGCATAAGTAGTCCAAGTTTTAAGTCTATCATTTGTTTCTTCCTCCAGTTGTCCTTGTATTGTTTTACTTGCCAACTTAGCACATTCTCTAAACGCACCGCGCCACGTACTAAGTGGATCTGTATTAAATGCCGTAACATTACTAACTTCTGTCATTGCTTTAAATTTATCACTAATACTAGTTGTCATATCTGTTACATTTGTATCCATCTTTAGTGTAAGCATACGTGGTAACAGTTTAACTCCGCCATATCCGTATTCTAATCCGTTAACAGGGTTCTTAGCTCTCCATACATGCACACACTCTAGGTCGTAGCTACTAACTTCGTGATCAAATTTAAACTCGTCAACTATTCGTGCATCGCCATCAACTACCCAAAACATTTTTGTAAAGCATTTCTTTGCTCCTGCAATGTGTGCTTGATGTATTCCTTTAACATCTTTAACACGCTTTGCCATTGGATATTGTTGTTTAAGTTTATCCCAATTACTATCAGCGTTTGCTTCTCCGTAACTTATAAAAACAATATCATACATGCGGTGCTATCTCGTTAGCTAGTTCCTCTTGTATTGTTCTATCTGCATGACAGTTATCCGGGAACCTATCGCTTTTTGTCATAATATTAATCACGTCTTCGTATTCATCTACTATACGTTTAAATTCTGTTTCTTCACTTTCTTCCGGTAGGTTAGGAATATTAAGTTCTGGTCTTTGCCTAGCGAACATACGCAAACTTTCTGCGGCATTTTCTGTTAGGTCTGGTCTACGTCTACGTACATTTTCTGCTGTACCCCAACTACTAATTAATGGTACAGGTCTTCCAAGTATTTTATCCATCCAATCACGGTGTACATATTTTATAAAAGTATACTTGCTAATATCTTTAGGCAGTTTGCCCCAACCTTCAATTACTAACCAAGGTATACCTGTTTGCTCGTAAATTGCTTGTGCGCCGTCTAATGCTATTGTAAGTAGTTCGTCACTTATCTCTTTAATGCTTGTAGCATTTTTAACTTTAGCTTCACTTGCATCATAATACTTTTGTAAGTCATACAGTCCTGCTTCGTCTGGCCATAGACTTCTTTTCAAATCTCTGCAAGGTTCAGTGAGCATCCATATAATTAAATTAGGTTTATAAAATACAGGACTAGTAAAACAAGGTGCAAGTCCTAGTGCTTCTTCTACTTTAAAAATTGCTTCAAAGTTACCTGATCCACCAAATGCATAGTTAGCAGTAGCGTGGCCCATTAGATCTAAGTTATAACCAAAGCCTGGCCATACAACTTGAAAAGGCTTAGGTGCAGACCCTTCTAAGTATTTGTCTTTGTTCCACGGCTCAAACAGTTCTGGGTGTTTAGGGTTAGCACAAGCAGGCCCTGGAATAATAGTACCCCATTCACCTAGTGCATTACTATCACCTACAATTAATATTTTTTTCATCGTGTGTTTCCATAATGGAATACTTCAAATTTATCTGACTTAAAGTCTCTCCAAGGATCAACTACAACACTTCCTTCTGAGAGATAACAATAAAGTTCCGGGTGTGCTAATAGTGCTACAGCCGTAAACGGACCTTTTTGTGGACTAGCCATTGGATCAACTTCAATACAATGATATCCTGCTTCTTTACAATAATGTCCTACTAACAAACTATAACTTCCGTCAGTATAAGGTACTCCTGGTTTATATGCAATGCCGTTTAACAAAATTGGTAAGTTTCGCTTCTCTGCAATCTTAACCAAATAGTTTGCCATGTTCTTAGCCTGCACTTCTCTTGCATTCATTATAGCATCAAATATGTCATATTGCAAGCCTAAATTTTGAGCCATGTATCGTAACGCAATATTATCACGTGGGTGACATGCACCGCCATCTCCCATTCCTGCTTTCATATAACTAGGACCCATTATACGTTGATCGCTCTTAGCAAGTGCAGTAGTTACTACATCGACATTAATATGTCCTTGCTTCTCTGCTACATCTTGAATCATGTTAACTAATCCAATTTTTGCACTAATAAATGTGTTATAAAATACTTTGATACATTCACACTCGTCCCATGTACCAATTTCATAACGTGGATTGTTTTCCATTATAGTTTTATAAAATTCAACAAGCTGTTTTGCATCACCTGTTTCGCTACCATCGTCTGTGCCGATCATAATCATTTCAGGATTGACCATATCCCATGCAACTGTACCCATTGCAATTAAATACGGATTGTAAACAAATCTAGTATTAGTTACTAGTGGTGCAAATTCTCTACGTACTGTGCCTGGTAATACTGTACTAATTAATACAAGTAATTGACCTGTGTTCATCCACGCATTTGCTTCACGTATGCAATCAATCACAATGTCGTACCCAAAGTCTTTAGGTTCTAAATGAGCTGTGGGTGCTTTACCATCATAGTCAGGGTGATGCGGAGTGGGTACTGCAATAAACACAATATCTCTATTTTGGACTGCTTCTTGTATAGTAGGACAAACTGTTACATTATCATTAACTGTTTCAACAATATCATAACCTGTTACGTCATGTCCTTTAATTGCAACAACTTCTGCACAAGGTAATCCTAATTTTCCTAATCCAATAAATCCAATCTTCACTCTGTTCTCCAATCATTATATGCGTACATAAATATAGTAGTATTTATGGAAAGTATACCTTATGAAGTTAATTAAAGACTCTATCATCTTTAACGAATTTATTCAACAGCCAAAAACTACGCTGTCGATTGAAAAGTTAAAAGATCAATTAGTACTAAGTCAAGAAGGTTTTGATGATGTGTCTATTGTACATGCGTTAATCAGTTATCCCAAATGGCAGAAAGATGTTAATCTTTTTCAGTTTGTTAAACATCGAGCTCAGTCGCAATTAAGAAAAGATCCAAAATGTTTTTTCTTTTTTGATGCTAGTACCGAAGGCTTTAGCACAATACACGATGCCCCGTTCTTTGATGTACTATATTATAGCTGTAAACAAGCAAGAATAGATCCTGAAAAGATTATTTTCTTTAGTTCAAACATGTACGACAACGATAACATCATACGTTATAATATGGAACACAAGATTGAACACTCAATTAAAGTTGTTACATTTAATAATTTTGAAAGTATGATATTTGGAATAGCAGGTGCTACGAAGCCTGGTGATGCTATTGGACAACAAATTGAAAAGAAACCTGTTGAAGTTATTTTGCAAGAACGACTAGAACATGAAATAGCACAAACAAAAAAACGTTACACAGGTAAATCATTTTTAAGCCTAAGTCGTGTTAACAGACCGCATCGGACGTTAAGTGCATTTGAAATTTTTCATAGTAACTTATACGATCACGGATTAGTAAGTCATAACAGATTTGATAAAAAAACTATCAAGCATATGGAAAGTTATCAGTTACCGGTAGGTTCACCCATTAGTCGATCTGATTTAAAAACTTGGAACAAAACTATTCTCCCCCTTACAGTTGATACAGATGATTTTGTAACTAATCATGCTATGAGTCTAAACAGCTACTTGCATCAGCAAACATTATTTCAAGTTGTAAACGAAACATTTGCAGAAAACTGGAACGGTACTAGTTTGTTCTGGAGCGAAAAAACATTTAGAAGCATATACCATTTACAACCATTTGTTATATTTGGTCAGCATCAGTGTAATCAAAAATTACAAGACTACGGCTATAAACTATATGATGGAATATTTGATTATAGCTTTGATGATGAAAGAGATACATACAAGCGTTGGGTTAAACTTAAAGCACAAATAGTTAAACAAGTAAACCACTTACAACAGTTAGATCCTAAAAAAGCAATCAAGTGGAAGTTTAGATTTGCAGATATATCTGTACACAACCTTAAAACTATGATACAAGAAAAGCATACTAAAAACGTTATGTTTGATTTGGTTAAATATTTAAAAGAGAAAAAGAATGAAAAAACTAATACATAATCATCCTAAAAGGATTTTTACATTTGGCTGTAGCTTTACTGGGTATCTATGGGGTACATGGGCAAACATACTAGGTGCTGAGTTCCCTGATGCTGAGTTTAGAAACTTTGGCCGTAGTGGAGCAGGTAATCAGTATATTCATAATATGATTATGCAGACTGATAATGTTTATAACTTTGATCACAACGATTTAGTTATTGTGCAATGGACTAATGTATGTAGAGAAGATAGATATCTGCCAGAGAAAGACGGGTGGCTAGTTCCAGGTAACATATATTCACAGAGTGAGTATCCTCAAGACTTTATTCAAAACTTTTTTAGTGAGTACGGTGCATACGTTAGAGACTTTGCACTAATTAAAAGTGCTCATCAGTTACTTAAACATCGTACACAACATCACATGATACAAATGTTAGATTTTGAATTTCCTAATCAATGGAATCTTGCAAGAAATGTAGAATTAAAACTAAAAACTCTTATTGAGTTATACAACGAAAGTATAGATCCAATACTTCCTAGCATTTATCAAACACTATGGGCTAACAATCTAGAAGCTAAGTTTGTAAAAGATAGAAAAATTGTTGATAAAAGATTCCAAGACGGGCATCCAACACCAATTGAACATTACGATTATCTAAAGCAAATATTTAAACATGAGTGGAAAGATGAAACTGACAAAATAGTTGGGGAAGCTCAAACTAAATGGGTTAAGTTAATGAAGTCTGCTGTAAACAGTCAAACTGATGGCTTTAGTCTTTATGAAATGAAAAAGCGTTGGTTGGATATGCTAACGTATGAAACTGTTATGCGACAAAGCGACCAAATTAATCCGTTAATACATCACTAAGTTCTGGAAACGTTTCGTCAAACGATCGATTTCGTATTTTATCAAAGTACATATTCTTAGACTTAAACAAGTCACTTGCACTTTGATCAAATGTTGACTTATGCAAATAATCAATAACACCTTGTACATGTCTTTTATGCTCAGTATGTGTTATTGTGTTTATATACGCTTGTAGCTTGTCTATAGCTGTTTGTCGTTGATTGTCTGTTAATACATTAAAGCTATAATAATTAGGTTCAACTATATTATAAAGCGTACTGTTGTTTACATCAAAGCCTTTGTTTGTCATATATTCTAAAAAGTCTACAAGTGTTAATACATTAAATGCACTTACTACACAATTAAAACTAATAATTACATGTGGGCTTTCTTCTTTAATAATTTTTAAGTTTTGTTCAATTGTAGGCCAGTCAGTGCCTTCTCTAATGTATTCGCCTCTATTTCCATAGCCGTCAATACTTGCACGTACTTCAACATGCTTAAAATTATTCCAATACTCTGTAATGCTTTTCTTTTTAAAGAATAAGTTACTTAAATTACTATTGTATTGTAGTATAGCATCAGTCTTTTTATTTTCAATTAAGTAATCTAAAATATCATAATGCTTATCTGTAATTAGAGGCTCGCCTCCTGCAAAATAATAATCTTGTATATCTTTAAGATAAGGTTTGAATTGATTAAATAAATCTTCGTTACTGTCTCCGCCTGCAAAAATATATACAGGTTTCTTTTCGCCGTTCTTATTATCTTCTAATGCCCAACTTGAACTATATGTGCTACTACACGTTCTACATTTAAAATTACAAATATTACTCCAACGCACATCAAAGTATAACAACTTCATTAAGTCCAACGAACCGTCAATTTTGGTTTCGTCTTTTATATTAATATGCTTTATGAAGCGATTGTTTTGTGCAATCCTATTACTTTCTAAACCTGCTTCTTCATGCTTCCAACATTGTGTACACGTACTAGGCTTTTCGTTATTTAATAATGCTAGTCGTAACTTTTTATATTCTTCACTATTCCAAATTTCTTGAATAGTGTTGTTACGAGTATTTCCAAGAGGTTGACGCCAATCTCCAATGCAACAAGGGAGTACATTACCGTCTGGATTTGCGTAGAAATGGATCCACGGAAGAATACAAAAAGTGCTACTTTCCGCAGTCATTGTAAAACTCCTCTAGTTCAGGAAATGTTTCTACTAAGCTACAATCACGCCTGCGATCAAATTCTTTAAACCAGTTATGGAAATCTTTACGTGCTTGTTCTAACTTACGTGGCTCGTAATGTGTTGTACGCATGTACTCAACAACACGTTTAAACTTTTCTACTTCTAGTTCTGTAAATTTAGATCTGCTTTGGTCGTCTTGATTATCACGCATGTACTGTAAATGTTTTTCCATGTATGGTATAAATTCGTCCTTGGGCAATATGTTCATATCATATATACTAGGCTCTTTTAGGTGAGGTGTATCAAACCTAATACGTTGCCATTGTGTAGCATTATCATCGCTATTATATTTTTCACGCCATTCTAATATTTTTTCTAGTAACTGATTAAAACTAGTTACTCCAAATATATTAAATGTAATCATAAATGTCACAGGCCAATTTGTTTCAGTTAGATAGTAATCTAAGTTTTGTTCCCATAACTTAATGTCTAACCCTGTACGTGCATATTCAGCTCTTGGTCCCCAAGTATCAATACTAGTGTATAGTTTAAAACTTTTAATTTTGCCTTCTGCTTTAAGACGCTTCACAGTTGTAGTTAATCTTTCAACTAGCTTAGGCTTAACGCCCATGTTACTGTTAACTTCAATTTGGATATGAGGTTTAGGATCGTTGTCTAATTTTTCTAACAAGTTCCAAAAACTTTTATGCATTAATGGCTCACCGCCTGTGATACGTAAAATATTTAATGTCTTACTAAGCTCTGGCCACCATTCCCAGAACGCTTTTACATATGGATTAGTATCCTCGTCCTTCTGTATTTCAAACCAATCAATGTCTTGCCTGTGTGTGCTTGACATGTTGTATGGTCCGTGCTGTTTTATTTCGTTATAGTACCTACTAGAAGCTTTAGGGTGACAATATCCGCACTTAAAATTACACTCGTTACTAAAACTAATTTCAATGTACTCAGGATTTACGTTAAAATCCGCCCCTTTTTGTTTTATTTCCGCTACTCTTTCCTCAGTATAGATACTAGTAGTTTTAATATGTCTATCACTAACAAAATCTTTACCCATTGCTTCAATTTTCCAACAGTAACTACAACCGTCTGGTTTATCTCCGCACATCATTGCACTACGTTCAGCTTTCTTTTGCTTTGTGTTGTGTAATGCACTAGGATTATCTTTTAATTCTTCTAAAGGAATTTTATGAGGAGCAGGATGATAACAACTATGTGTTTCACCTGTTGCAAGATAGATAGTTGTGTGATGCCACTTTGCTAAACAAAATGTTGGCGAAGTTTCAGCCTCAACAATAGGCATTACTGTTTTAATTTTTTCTAGTTCGCTCATTTAATATACTTGTCCACTAATTTCTTGCCAATGTACAATACTGCTATCACTGCTACTAAGATTCCTGCCTCTAAGTATAAGTTTCCTGTACTACTGTCTACTTCAATGCTGTCTGTGCTTATTGCTATACGACAATTTTCGCAAGTTTCTTCTAATTTACTCATTTGCGTAATACCCTGTCTGTGTTAACATACACTTCTTTAAAAAAATGACTTTGTTCTTCGTCAAATGGGTTAGTTGAGATTGGTAAGCCTTGTTCGCTGTTAAGTGTCTTACCATAGTGCTGAGCAAGTTCCATTGGATCCTTGTCTTTTGTAGAAAGCCATAACTCGTTTAAGTATTTAAAGTCTCTTGTTTGTACGTGATCCCAATCAGTACACGTTGTCATGTAGCACCCTTGTCTGGCTCCTGCTACACTCCATATACCGTTGTCTACATCAGCACCAACTTGCATCCATATTAACAAACGTTGATAGTTTTGCCACCAAGTTTCACTTGCAACGTCTTTAACTTTGGCTCCTCTATTCAAACTCATCTTTACACCTTCACGGAACCCTGCTCTCCATGCTTGATGTGGAGTAGCACTAATAATACTAGTACTGTAATTGTCATTTAGTTGATAATAATTATCAAAGTAACAAAATTCAATACTAGTGTCTGCGCCACCATCTGTGTTCTCATGTGTTTTCATATTTTTTACAAAATCTTTAGTCCACATTTTTAAACTGCCGTTGCCGTACTTTAATCCGTTAACATTAATGTTACCGCACCAACTAAATTGGTAGTCATCATCAACTCCTAGTGCATCTAAGTCTAATACTACATTTAAAAATGCTGGATCAATAACTGTATCACCATCAACTGTAACAAAGTGTTTGGTTTCACTAAGTTCTGCACACGCTTTGTGTGCGGCATCACTGCCATCTACACCATGTACACGTTTGGCCCAGGGCACTTTATTGATTAAATCAACATAGTTCTTTTCGCAATTTGGTTCATCGTACGATAAGAAGATAATGTCTTGTTCAGCTATATTAATTTTCATTGGTGTACCTCATACATGTATCTATCAAAGTTTTTGATGGTATACACACTAACTGGTTTTGCTTCAAATTCAAATTTACTGTCAAATGGAACAATAACGTATTTGGTATCATGTAGTTCTGAGAAATTAAATGAAATTGTTTTTAGTAATATATTTGGGTCTGACTTTTCAGTTATACTAAAATACAAAGTATTTTTAAAGCTAACCCGTTGTGCTAATATGTTTGCTTTTAGATCACCACCTATTGTAATTTTCCAACAAGTATCGTTAATGTTTTGTATAATATGTATATCAGGACTATCTTCTGAAGTCATTGGAACTTCATATATTAAGTCGTCAACAAAATAGCTGTCTATACTAGTATTAGTTCGTAGTCTAAGTTCATATGTCTTAGTTTTTTTAATGTAGTGTACATAGTAATAGCTTAATGGTTCGGCGCCTGAAAGTAACCCTGTAACTTGCGTTTCTTCTACAGGAATATAACTACCTTCTTCTGGTTTGTAGTTAGGCAAAGAAAGAACGTCACCATTTGACGGATTAAATATTACATAACGTTGGTGTATTGGTTGTGTGTAACTTAGTTTCATATCCCAATACCCTTTTCATATTTTGCAACTTTGTCATCTGTTAAGAACTCTTTTTCAGTATAATGAAAAATGCCTTGCTGTTGATGATTGCCTATTTTTAATGCTAGGTCATCTGTTAGATAACTGCCTACTCTACTACGCCATGTTTCGCTAGGGTTATACCAACCTTGTATCTTAGGCTTCATATGTGTAAAACTTGGAAAGGAAACTTTCTTGTTTGTTATCTTATCTTCGCAGTCTAGTATCTTTGCTACGATTGCAGTACTAGTATCAACACTTAACCAGTTTTGGTATTGCTTAGGTGCATACTTTCCATAAAATAGTTGCCAGTTGTTCATAACTAGTTCTAACCAAGTATAAAACTCCTTTGCAAAATCACACTTTTTAAAGTAATGTAAGCCAGCATACAAGTTAGGTAAGTCATTTGCTTTAAATGTCTTACGATAGTAAGTATCATTTACTACAGTACCTCGGTATGTGTATACTTTGCTAACATAGAACATTTCATAGTTGCCTAAAAAGTCCCACCATGTATCAATGTTTTGTAATACAAGCATATCAGTGTCCATTACGATAGTTTCATCATACGGACTTGCATGGTATAACTTCCAACGGTTGTTTACTTTCCACTCTGTATCAGTTGCATCATCGTTCCATGGTATAGGTTTGATGCAATCAAACAGGTGTAAATACCTAGATGGTACTTTATCGTCGGTTAACAAGCAGACGTTAGTGTCATTAGTAGCCCTGATGCTCATTGCCAGCACACAGGCCTGCTTTACGTAGTCGTGTGTGCTGTTTTGCGCCAGTAAAACGATGCCTTTAGAGCCATTAAGCATTATCAATGACCCTATTCAAACTAAATTTATTCATTACATGTACACTACTACCTTTAATACGCAATGGGGTATATTCTCCAAGGTGTTGTTCTTTCTCAACTAAGAATAGAAAATTATCATCTTCTAATTTCCATAGTATATCTCTGTCTGCTGTGTAGTATTTTTTACCTGGTAACTTATTTGCAAAATCACCATCTTGGTAACCATTCATAATATGTATAGCAATACTAAACACCCAGTCATTACGAAACGTTGGTTTGTTAATTTGAAAAATACTATTGTAGTGTTGCCAGTTTTCTTGTATATGTTTAGTTAGATCAAAGAACACTTTATTGTCTTTTGTTTTTCTAAAAAATACAACAGTAGCCCAATAGAAGTCTACACTAGTTTCACTAATTTTAAGGAATTCTGTATTATCTCTAAACCCTGTTAAGTCACTTGCATCTTTGTAAATTAAAAAATTACTGTCTTGCTCAAAACAATGCGTTAACACATCATTTGCAATAATGTAATCACTGTCTAATAAGATAGTTTCATCATATGGGCTTAGTTCGTATGCTTGTGTTCGGAGGTCGTTTTTAAATTCAAGTTGTTTGTACACACCTGATCCATCAAAGTATCTCTTTTCGCTAAGAGCTCTAGCAAATGGAACTTCAATTACTTGATCAAATACAGTATCATAGTCAGTATATGTTTCTTTCATATACTCGATACTATCTGTAACAATAGTCGTTGGAATGCCGAGATATTTAGTAATACGTTTTGCTAGATAATGAGCTTGTTTAATATAATCAACTTGGGCATTATTCCTAGCAAAGATTAATGCGCCTTTACTCCTCATATTCTACAAGTCCAGATACCTTACGCTGACTTCTAATTTTTTCGTATGCAGTTAGGTATTCGTTTGATGCTGTAAAGTAGATATCTAATACATCGCTAAGAAAGTCTTCTACGTTTTCGACCTTTACAGGTATATCATTGTCGTCAATTAACACCACAGACTCTTGACCTGTTTGTACTAACATATTACAGAAGTTCATTAGGTCTTTGCTTACGGAGAATTGTCCACCGTTATGATAATGAATTGCACTTTCGTAAAACTTCTCTTTTATTACTCTTTTTTGGTTATTAAGAGTAGTCATGTAATTAGCAAAATCTAATGCTTTTTCAAGACGTTCGTCCATAAGGATCTCCTTTAAGTGTATTATACACTATTTAAAGGAGAAAGTCAAGTTTTAAGTTAGATTTGAACTGCCGTTAGTGGAGTACGTAGGGGATACCAATGAAACTGCCGCTCCAGTTGGTCTTGTTTGCGTGATTGTACTGTTAAGAACACCTTGTACGTTTTCGTCAGTATTTGGATTACCTGTGTTATCGTCATTAAACGTAACTTTGAAACGTAAAATTGTGCTACTTACTTTTGATCCTTCGATCTTGTAGTCGTTTGCGGCATATAAGCCTGAGCCTGTTTTTTCAAAAAGTTGTTGGTAACTAGAAGTTAGGTCGTGATAACCAATTGCTGAGCCTGAACCCGAGCCTGACGCAACTGTGTTAGTATAATTCATAGTAACTGTGCCCATGTTAACTAACATAGTCATCCAGTCAATTGTTTTTGAGTCAGAGCCAACATATGTAATGTTGGAAGCAAAGCGGACTTCTCCACCTGCATTAAAAAAGTGTCTTTGATGGCCTGCATCAGTAAATGCAATATCAATAATATGTGATAATGTTCCGTTCCAGGCGGTTGTTCTAGTACCAGCAATGGCCGCTTCTGTTGTTACTTGAGTTGCATGTGCTACAAATTTATCATTTTCAAGTGTTGTAGCAAGATTTTCAAATTGTACAATACCTTTTTTGTTAATTGTATCACTGTCAAGCACAACGTCAACGTTTTGCGTAACAAGGTTAATTTCTGATGGTACTGCACCTGTTTGGTGAATACGACCAGCACTCATATCTTGATACAACTGATTAATATCAATTGCTTGTACTGTATCAGCAACTCCAACTTGGGCACTATTTAAGTTCTGTCCGTAGCCGTCATCTCCTGACCCTACTCCCATCACCGTTGCTACTCTTGATTGTAAGTTGTTGTACCTTGCCGCTGTGATTATATCGCCGACTGCCATAATTTTATACCTTTAATACGGCTTCTACTAAGCCTTCTTCGTCTTCTTCTGGTTCCCATGATTCTAAGCTAATACCTACTAAGAAATGGCCTTCTGGTCTAATCGTTTGACCAATGCCGTCCATGTCTGCATAAATTGCTTCGCCTTTATTTACAGGTCCTTTAACTCTTACTGGTACCCGTCCTTTAAGTGCAACTGCTTGACCTTCAATAGTACTGTTCATTAAGAACGCTGGTTGAGCACTAATTACACCAATTGGAATTTCTGTTGGTTCTATTGGTCTAACTTCTGCGTCAATATCTTCGTCAAATTTAACTACTGAAACAATAGTTCCTGTTGGAAGTTCTTCTGCTGTTGTGTACTTTTCCGCTAAATCCGCATATTCTGCTGATGTTGCTGTACCTGTAAATTTGTTTGCTACTAGGTTACCACTTGCATCTCTAACTGCTACTGTATTGTTAGTAGCCGCTGTATCTGCACTACGGTAGTTTGCACCAACTTGTAATTTCTGTGCATTTTCTGCTAACCCTTTAAAGTTAGTTGCATGGATATCTTTGAATACATTGCTTGTTGCGCCAATATCATATGTGTTATGTGATCCTGGTACAATTCCTGTATCTGTAACTGTTGCTACATGCTGTTCAACACCGCCTGAGGTATCAACTTTAAGTTTAATTTTTGTTCCAACATCATTTTTAATAACTGCTTCATTGTCATTTTCAATAAAGATTTTTAAATCGCTGGAGTTACCAATTGAAATACCTGCATCTGCAAAACTAACAAGTGATGTAAATGATCCTGAACCTGCTAACGCAAAATCAGTAGCAGTATATCCACCTAGTTTTAATGAGTTACTAGCTGTACCCCAAAAATAGTCTTGTGTACTTGTAACACCGCCTGCGGCATTCATAGTATTTCTTAGTGTTAGACCCTTTTTAACAACATCAAAGCCTGTAATAGCGTTTGACGGATCTGTATTATCAATAGTAAACGTTGCACCACTAATAATATAGATTGTTTCATCGTTAACAACGGCTTTGATAACTAATCTGTTTACATTAGTTGTATCTCTTACATTAGCTGAAACCATCTGTGTTACAGTTGTACCTGCACCTTGTGGGCCAATTAGTACATATCCTGATCCGCTGTATGCATATAGTTGTTCGTTTGTCGAATCCCACCATAAATCGCCAGTAGCTAAACCAGCTGGTGCAGTTGCGGCAACTTCAGCGCCGCCTGTTGTTCTAAATTTGGATCCATCATAGAATTTTAGTTTATTAGCACCCGAATCGTACCAAACCTGTCCTGAAATGGCCTTCGGAGGCTGGTTAGCACCACTAAAGTTTTCTAGTAAGTGTAAAAAGTTCTCGTTTTGGATCTCACCGTAACCGGCGTAATTCTTACCTACTAATTTAATATCAGTAGTTTGATCGACGGTACCATCTTCAACAACTGTTAAAGTAGTTCCGTTATATCTGTCAATAGTATATGCCATTTCTTTTCCTCTATGTTACTATTTATCTTTTACCACAAGCCGCCGCTTGATCCAAGATCGTTATCAAATGTCCACGCACCTGCGGCTACTATAAAGCGTTTTAACCCACGTCCTACAGTAACGTTAACTACACCTGCCGCTGATGCAAACGCAACATCCTGTACCACACTCTGGTTTAATACACCATTAGCGTCTACAGCAATGTATGATATGTTTTTAGCCGCATCAACGTCAATACCAGTAACCGTAGCACCTGAAATAGTTGATGTTGCAACATACGCATATGTGCCTGTTTTCTTATTACTAGCAGGATATATGTCTTCAATAATTGTAGCAATATTCGTGTTAGTTAATCCTGTGACGTCTAAACTTAAAGTAACCGGTTCTAGATTAATTTGATCGTCAACATAATACTTTGTAGCGGCATCCGTGTTAGTTGTTGGTTCCGCTAGTCCTGTAATTTTTTGGTTATTAGTAATTGTAATAGAACCAGTACTTTCTAACTGTAAAGGTGTGCTAGTTGAAATCTTCGCACCCTGAATGTTAGTTTGGTCTACATTAAGTTGATTTAGTGTACCAATATCAGTAAGTCCAAGTGCTTGTGTTACACTTGATCCTAGTTCTGTTTTGTTTAATACATTAACACCTTCTGCTTTATACCACTTAGTTGCAACAACATCAATATTTTCACTTGATGTCCACGCTCCTGTAGCATTTTTCCAAAGCCATTCTTTATCAAGATCACTTGATTTAAGAATAACTCCACCGCTATCAACTCCGGCATTATTTAATAATGTACTATCACTAGTAATACCTAGTTCAATATTCTTATCTTCAACTCTTAAATCTTGTGTTTCAATAGCAACAGCTGGTGACGTCAAATATAAATTTCCGTCAACACGCATATCTCCACCAACATGTAGTGTATGCTGTGGTGCATCTTTAAATATACCTAAGAATGATTCTGATGTGTCAATAGTTACTGCATCAACAAAGCCTGTTGCTTTTCTAACTCTAATTTTGTAATCATGATTTGACAATTGGTTTTCGTTAACAACACTAGTTCCAACTACCTTTTGAATATTATTTTGTGCTGTACCAATTGTAATTCCGCCGCTGTTAGCAACTGTTAGTGTTCCAATAGTAGTAGCGTTTGTATCTGCTGATAAAAACTGTGATGCACTCTTTGCAACTCCAGCCGCATCAACTAGTGCTGATGCACTATCAGCTGACCCTCTAAATACAAAGTCAGTGACAGTTGAAATAATATTAAAGCCTTTCTTAATACTAGCTAACCCTGTAATAGCATATGCCGCTGATGGCGTAAATTCGTTGTTTGAAAATATTCCAATTAGTGTTCCGGCAATTGAAAACCTTACAACAGTTTTACTATTGTTTTGGTTATCTAAAATTGTTACAGTTTCAAAACCTGACTTGCCTTGATCACTTGTATAAACAGGGCCTGCTAGGTTAAATTGTGTTCCGTCATAAAAGTGTAATTGCTTTGTTGCATTATTAATCCAAAGATCACCTGCAACTACGCCAACACCTGGTTGTGAATTTTGTACAATAGGACCGCCACTGGTTCTAAAGTTTGATCCGTCATAAACTTTTAATCTTGCTTCTTGTGAATCGTACCATAGCTGTCCTTTTAACGGAAGACTTGGTGCAGAAGTATTTGCAAAGTTTTCTAAAATCTTAATAAAGTTTTCGTTAATGCTTTCGCCGAATCCTGAATAGTTTTTACCAATTAATGAAATATCAGTAGTTGTAGTATCTAATTTACCATCTACTAGATCTACAAGTAACGAGCCGTCTGTTTTATTTAATTTATAACTCATTATACTGCTCCCGTATTAGCACCAGCATATATGATAAAGTTCATCGACATATATGGGTTCATAATGTCTATTGGTTGTCCAATTGCACTATTTGTTAAGATGCCACCTGATGATGGATAAGCCTGGGCCGCTCCTGTTCCTGTTGGTGCATCATATTGTATACCTTGTGGATCGTTTGGTGTACCTGTAATATCTCTTGATATGTAGTACTGATCTCCACTTGGGCCACGTTGATCATGTTCGTGTTCTGGTAAGTTAGTAAGTCCAACGGATTGTGTTTGTTGTCCTTCAACATTACCTATTGTATCTGCCGCGGCACTTGTTACAACGTTAGCACTTTCGCCACCCATGTTATCTAGGCCTAGCATAAATCTACCACGTAAGTCTGGTAAAGCAAATTTACCTGCTGTTACAAGTGATTGTGCTTTATAGTTGTATAAGATTACATTAAACAAGTTTTGGTATTCAGCAATAGTAACTTCTCTACCATCACAAATTAACCAATCAGCTGGTAGAACGCCTGCGGCAAATGCCGTAACCATTCCAACTGGAAGTTGCGGAATTGCTTTAAACAAGTTAGTTCTTGATATCTTATATACACCAGTATCACCAGTTACTCTGTTGAACATAATTTCATCAGTGGAGTTACTTAATGCTTGTTCTGTTTTATTTGCAATAAACGTGTTATCAATTGACGTAATAAAAGTTTTAACACTTTCGTCTTGTCCGTTAAATGTAAACTCAGAAGCACTAACGTCACCTGTCATTCTAAATGTTGTTGCACTTGCTAACTTATCAGTAGATCCTGATCTACCACTAATTGATCCTGTAACGTTACCTGTAACATTACCTATAAAGTTTTGCGAAAATACATTTAAGAACTGTTCGTTTGCAGTACCAATATTTCGTGTTGTTGTAATGTTTGGAACAATGTTGCCTGTGGTTAATAACCCTGCAATGTTTGTGTCACTACCTACAAATAACTTCTTAGCAATACCAACACCACCTTTAATAATGGCGCTACCTGTATTAATTGTTGCAGAGTCTGTTGTACCGTTAACTAGTATTTGACTATTTGTTTGAATATTACCAATAACATCTAATGCTTCAACTGGTGCTAAATTGTTAATACCAATTTTACTTGTTGAGTCAACACGCAATACTGTAGTAGTTGTGCCTTCATTGTTAACTCTAATATCAATGTTTGATCCACTTGTTTGGTGACCAATAATTCCTGCTTGTCCTTCAATGCCGATATTCAATGCACTATCTGCACCAACTGTAAGTCCTGAATTGTTTTTAATCTTTATTGGAACAAGACTGTTAGTTTCTTTATCAGCTCTTAAGAAGTTTGCCGCTGGAACATTTTCTGCTCCAACTACTAATGCTTCTGCTTTTTCTGCTGTGCCGCGATATTTTCCAACACCTGAACCAGTAATATCAAATGTACTTAAATTGTACCCTGGACTAATAGTTGTAAAACCTTGCAACGTAGTCTTTGGTGTAAATGCATCAGTGGCCATAATTGCTAAAGTTTTTGCTTTAACTTCAACAATTAGAACTGTGTATGTAATATTGTCTGTACCAATAATAGTATCAGGCTTAACTCCAGTTGAAAGACCATCACTAAATGTTGGTCCAACTAAGATCCAACCCGAACCTGTAAACAAGTATAATTGTTGGTTGTCAGTATCAACCCATAAGTCGCCAACTACTGATTGGTTTGCTTCTGGTTGTGTGGTTGCTTTTTTAAGTCCACTTGCACTAACCCAATTAGTTCCGTCATACAATTTTAGTTGATCAATGCCTGGTGTTGTATCATACCATAGCTGACCTTCTACTGGATTTGTCGGTGCTGTGTTAAAAGCAAAGTTTTCTAGTAAGTGTAAAAAGTTTTCGGCAATAGCTGTACCGTAAGCAGTTGTATTTCTGCCTGGCAAATCTAACGATGTTTGTTGATTGACAGTATTGTCTTCTACAACAATGCTACCTTTTTGGGATAAGTCAGTATAGTTTACGGTATATGCCATTTATTAAACCTCGTTAAAACCTGTTAAACTCTGTACTCTAACAGTATAATCAATTTGGATTAATCTGTTTAGTGATTTTTGTACAGGGTGGAAAATTACATGCGTTAGTAATCTGCCTGTGCCGCTACTTGCGTAACTTACAAGACCTAATTCGTCAAACACGTATAAGCTATCATTAGCTGTTGCATTGTCTAATGCATCTTGTCCACTAGGCTCACCGTAATCAAGTAAACATGTTGCTACAATATCTGTGTAGTTTGTGCCACTTACGTGTCTAGTCTCTAATTTGTTTCTAGTAGGATCTACGTTATTAACGTTATTATTGTCAATAACTTTAGCATATGTTTGGTTATACAAACTAGCATTAGTTCCAGTGGAGTTTGGTGACAAGTACGTAATGATGCCTGTTGGGTCAACATTTGTACCGCCGTTACCAAATGCCATTTGGTATACCATTCCTTGTCCTTGGTTAGATAGACTCTCCGCTAATGAGATACTCATGTTTTCGTAGTGAATAGCATTACGCTTGTCCACCAAGATTTCACCAGTCTCTGGATTGTGTATCTTGATGTGCCCTTGTAAAAGAACACCTTGTTTATCATTAAATTTATCTGTCATCATATGTTTCCTACAAGTGTATTTATTTAGGTAACGCCACCTCTGTGTTCCTTAAGAACCGTGCAATGTCATTTTCTTGCCTATGCAGTGGAATTCCAGTATCAGTCCAAGGTCTACCAATGCGTCTAACCACCACTATCTTGGTATTAATAAGTGGTGTTTCTGCTAATACGACAGTTGATGTGGTTCCATCCACACTAAACTCAGCTGGTGATGTAATATCGCCTTCTGGGCTATCTAGATCAACTGTTGGATCGTATATATTTATTGCATTTTTGCGTAGGCGGCGTCCTGCAACAAATATTTCAAAATCATTAACTGATCCTGGAATAAAGTCTACTACAATGCTACTTGTAGAGCCGTCTGCGGTAAATGTTTCTGTAAGTGTTCTGTCCTGGTATGGTACAGTTTGCTTATTACTCTGATCTAATAGCTCAGTTCCTGCAATATGTACTGTTGGAATACCAGTTCCTAATGTACCTCTACGTAATTGTCTAAGTACTCCACCTTCTTTTAGATAATATTCTATGCGTTCACCGTTAATAAACACAATTCCTGGAATACTACGCTCTTTATTTGGTTGTGGTAACGTATCTACGTTACTAACTTTAATGCTTGTGTCGTAATAGTTTAAGTTTTCTGCTAGGAAGTATCTATTTTCATCACCTAAACGCTTAAAGTGTGTTCTGTTTAATATATCTTTAAACTGACTGAATCCAAACTTAGGAAGCATTGTGTTATTACTAAAGTGAATAAGTTCTAGTTCATCACCAGCATCAATATCAATTGCAATCTTAATAGTTACTTTATCTTCTAATAATGCATATTCAATATTAGGTGATAGCAAATCACCGTTTCTAGTTAGCCACACATAACTTGTATCAATAGCCGGAGTTCTTAACTTAATAAATCCGTTTGTTAATTGATGGTACTCTGAATACTCAGCAGTTCCTTGTGTTACTGAAGCTCTTGCAACAACATCAAAGTTTATTCTTTCAATTTTTGCAACATCGTGATTACTAAATTGATAAACTGTGATTGACTCTCCATTCTGTGGAGCAGTTGTTAACTGTACTTGATTTGGTGTTTCATTCCAGTAGCCACTAGCATCAAAAGTACCAAAGTCGTACTCGCCATCACCTAGTAAGTAAATATCTAAAATATCACCTGCAACTCCAACACCGTTGAATAGTTCAACGCTTGAATTGTATCTGTTCCACATATAGTGTGTTGACAATATTTGTGCTACACCGTTTAGGAATACTTTAATTTTTTCTGCTGGTATTTGTGCAAGTCCAACTTGCCAATCACGCAACTTATATTCTCTAACTGCTGAAACTGTATACTGTTGATTGTATCCTGGTTTAAGTATTTTGTTTCCTACTTTAACAACTACACTATTTGCCAACGGACGTTGTGTAAACGGTGCGTTTGCTAAATTAAATGTCTGTAGTGATCCTGACCCCGTAAACGAATCTGTTGATACTTGGGAGAATGACTTAGCTGTACTATCGTAGATAACATACTGTAATAGTTTGCCTGGTAGCGGAGCAACTGATAGTCTAAGTAATACTTGCCCTGCTTTATCGTATGATGCATCAGTTTCTGCCAATACAGCATCTATAGGTTCACCATCTTGTGTAATGAACAACGATAGTCCTTGTTTAAATTCTACTGGTGTAACAAATACTGATGTTGACCCGTCACCTGTAAACGTATCTGCATCAAGAATGTTTTCACCATTTGCTGACATTGTAATAATGTTAACGCTATTACCAATAGCAGGTGCAACTGAAGCATCTAATGTTAAAGTATTATCTTGATAGTTAACAGTAAACTTAGAGTAATCTAAAATAGTTCCGTTAACCTTAACAAATATATCTTTATTACTTGCTGGTACTACTGTAAGAGCATATGTATAGTTTCCGTCAAACACATAATTGTAATTATTAATAATGCTTGACCCGTCATTAATTCTATCGTATACTTTAATATTCACACTATCAAGAAGTTGTCCTGGAACTAGTTCCTCTGGACCTTTCGATGTTAATGGTGTTACAAATCCGTCACCGTCAATAACAATATCTTCTGCTTCAATACCTCTTGCTGTTTGGTAAGCCATGTTACCACCTTGTAGCATTGTATCGTATGCATCAGCATCTGGTAAGAAACTTCCGTCCGATGTTGATTTCCTAATAACAATTACATCATTAAGTTGTGTTGATATTTTATCGTTGTCAATAATAAATGTATCTGTTTCTCCATCACCTAGTAGTGATAACATTACTGCATTTGGATTTCCTGGTACAGTAGATCCGTCATATTCTGGATCATCAATTCTGATGCCGTTTTTGTATACGTTATATGTTACGCCATTAGCTAATGGTGCTGACAATGTTAATGCAATAGTTGATCCATCTAGTTGGAAAATTTCATCTTCGTATGTTGCATCATATGAATCCCAAGTAGTTGTATAGTAAGGCTCATTACTCCAACCTGTTCCTGTATTAAACGCAAAACTCTTAACTTGAACTCCGCCGTAATCAATACCATCCATAAGTTGCGACACATCGTTACCAAGCTGTCCTGTAGTTGGATTGTAGAATAAGTTAATTCTATCCTGTGCTTGTAACATTGAAACATCTTTCTTATAGCTAACAATAATAGATGCGTTGTTTGCTGGAGGTGTTTCAAAAATTATACGACCTTTGTATCTTGCATAAGACTTATCAGTATATTCTTTATTACTAACAGAATAGTTACCTTGAAGTTCTTCAATACCGTTAACACTAATAGTAATTTGATTAGTTCTAACATCCATTGGCCATTTAACATCAAATATAGTTAAACTATTGTTTCCTGTAAATGTTTGTGTTTCTGACAATGTAGTAATTAAGAATGTTCCAGTTACTCTATCAAACTTGCTACGTAAATGTAAACTTCTAACTTTACTGTTACCTAGTTGTGCAGATATTTTAGCAGTCCTACTAGTAATTGTAGTTGACAAACTTCCTTCAACTTCAACTGTTGGTGCTGACAAATATCCTGAACCTGGATTTGTAACTTCGATGCTTACAACACTTCCGCCTGATCCTAATTTAGCAAGTCCTTTAGCACCTGTGCCGCCACCGCCAACAAATTTAATTACTGGTATTTCTGTATATCCAACACCTGGGTCACTAATATTACAACTTACAACTTCAAAGCCAACATTATCTAACCAATGCTTGTTTGGATATACATTAAGATTTGCATCTTGTCCGTAAATTAAATTGTCTTTAACTTTAAGTGATGCTGGTTCAATACGCTGTGTATCTTCGTTATACTGTGGTGCAAAATCAAAATCACTAATACTACTTTCAGTTTCGTCTGTTTTAGTATAGCTACTTAGATATTCTCTAATTTTTGTTTTAAAAGGTTTAGTTTCTTTAACAAACTCTTCGTAACTAGGCAAGCTATCATTTTGGAATGTAACTTTTTGTTGCAAGTCGCCTGCGTTGTGTTTTGCTTTAATGAAACTAGATTTAAATGCCCAGTCAACAAACGGTTGCTCTGCAAATGCATATCTAATACTTGCAAGGAATAACTGATTGTATTCAACTTCTAAGTTGTCGACAAATAAATCTTCTTTAAGTGCTTTTAATAAAATACGTAACTCTAGTGTAGGTTGGTTATCATAAAAACTAGTATCATAACTTAGTCCATCAAATCCAACATAACTCTTTGCAAAGTTATACAATGTTTCTTTAAACGCTATTGTTCCGTTTTGTCTACCAATTGTTTGATAGTTAGTTGTATAATCAGCCGCTTCTTCGTTACTAATTTTTTCTAATAGTAACCAACCGCCTGCTCCAACATTATTAATTTTAATAATATCGCCAATGCTATCATCTAATGATGTTAGTAAGTAACTTTGATCTATTGTAAAATCAACTTCTGTAAATTTACTGTATCCTGCAGAGTACCAATCAATGTAATCCCACCAAGCACTACAATCATATGACTGTGTTGATGTTCTCTCATACAATCCTGTTATAGTATTGTATGCAAATATTGACCATTTGTTGTTTACGTTTTCGTCACTCTTAACAAGTACACTAAACAATCTTAGTGCTAAGTTTGTAGATGAAGCATAGTTCTTGCCTGGATTTCTAACTGTTACTGTAGCAATACCGCCTGAAGCATTTAATGTTATTTTAATTTGTGCTTTTTCGCCATCACCAACTTGTTCAAACTTGTATATCGGAACTGTAAGATACCCTGCGCCAGGGTTAGTAATATCAACTCTAATTAATTTTCCTTCTTCAAAAATTGGAGTTAATGTTGCCGGCTTAACTTTAGAAATACTAACAAAGCCTAGTTCAGAATGTGTATCAACTGCTATGTCATATTTTGCACTAATAAGATCCGGTTGTGGATCTTTAGAAAGCAAATTAACAAAGCTAAATTCATCTACAATTAATTCTTTTACTAGCACTCTATTAACACGTTCAACAACTTGTTTAAGTGCTTCAATGTTATTTCTAAACATTGATTGTCTAGGTCTATTAAGAATTCCGTATTTCTGTTTAAAGGATAACGCTGGATCTGGTACTGGTCTGTTATAAACATCAACACCAATTAAACTATCAATCCATTTTTCTTCTAAATCTTTGTTTGGCTTACTTGTTGACAATCCATCTGTAATAAGCTGATACTGACTATGTGTATTAATGTCTTGATTTTCAATAGTCCAGTAACGGAAGTTAATTGCTTTTTTATCATCTTCAACTAAACTTCCACAGTTATATAATCCAAATCTATTATTAGCGTAGATTGCAACAAACTTATATCCTTGTGCTACCGGATCTTGAATTAATTGTGCAACATCAAATGCACTTGCACTTCTATTCTCTAAGTTAGGAATAATCTTAGTATTTTTAACCCAATAGTAATATCTGTTGTAGAACGCTCCGCTTACATTATTGTATAATCTTTTAGTTACAAATGTAGCAGTACCGTATTTAGGTGTTCCACTAATTCCTCTACTAAGTCCATCTTCTGTATCAGCTAGTTCTAACCATCTTGTTGGAGTTAATGTAGATTCAACCCATTCATACACATCTACAGATGCGCCAACCATCAACTGGTTAAAGTTTGCTGTATTATAAATGATATTATTCTGATATGGTTCAACCCATTGTACTGTACTAATATCCCACCATAGTTTACCTACATGTTCTTCAGCCCAGTAATTTTCTTGGTCAACGTTTACAGTTGATTGATCACTTTCTGTATAAGTTGCAGGATCAAATGGTGTTGAAAATGCTAATTCTTCTTCAGCTGGTCCAGCAATTTTACCTTGTATTGGATCAATGTAGTCTAGCTGTGTTGCAGTTCCACTACCGTCTTTAGCGTAAATAAACACGCCTTTAAATTTGCTTAGGTCAACTTGTTTAGTTGGAGTTCTGTATTCTATCCACGGAAGTTTATTACGCTGTCTCTTATAATCAACAACAGTTCCAATAAAGTTGTTACCTGTAGTTGATGCACTTAGCTCTGGCATTGACACATAAATGTGATTTAATGATGCGTGGACAAATTCTCCAAACCTTTCAACATCACTGTTATTAAAGGCTAATTTTTCTCCGTACAATAAGTATCCACCAACAAACTGATAAACAAACACTTCACCTGAGTCTAAATTTTCTTTACTAAACTGCGTTAGGTTGTTATCAAAGCTAGTTTCAACAGCTAAGTCCGACTCTTTATTATTAACATATTGTGCAGTAACTAGTGTGCTATCATCTAAGTATGTTTGAGGTTGCGGATCTGCTGGCAATTCGTATCTATCAAAGGAAGTATTGTTAACTAGGTTACCGCCTTGTGATGAAACCATTAATTCGTTTCCTGCAAAGTCAACTGTTTGGCCGAAGCGTTCAGCTACTGAACTATCTGGGCTAGTAAGTTCTTGGAATACGTTAAATGTTCCTTCAGTATTTTTATACACATAAACTTTGCCGTTATCATTAGCAATGCTATCGTCTAACGGTGCACCTACTGCTAATAACTCTCCATCATCTGATAAAGTAATTGCACTTGCATATTTTGTAGACGTTAACGGAGTTATAATAGACTGTGTAAATTCATAATGTCCATTGTTGAATCTGTAAACTGCAATTTTAGGATCTGCATTTTCAAAGTCTGCAACAGTAGCTAATACTTGTCCGTTCTTACTTACAGTAAACGGGTGTGCAAAATTATATAATGTATTACTTTCATCGTCGAATGTTGAATCACCATCTGGTTGTACTCCAGTATCGTTTGGAACATAGCCTAAGAAATCTGTCTGCTTTGGTAGTAACGTCCAACTATTTGAAAACACACCTGCCGCTTGATTCGTTGTACTCTGATAAAAGTTATTACTATAAAGAACAATGTCATCAGTATAGTAAGGTGTTGCCTCACTAAATATTCCTTTATAATACGGATCTCTTGTTACACGCCAATCATAAGTTCCGTTACTATCATATCCTGTTTTAACAAAATGTATTCTACCTGGATTAGTACCGTTGCCTGCACCTGGAGCACTTACAAATAATGTATACAAGTTAGTATGTTTAGTTAATACTAGCTGTGTTCCTAAGTTTTTATCATTGCCACGTTCTAAATTAGTATACCCGTGTTGTAAAGAATATTCACCACTACCAGTTTTGTTATAAACAAAGTACGCACCTTCATTGGAGTATGCACTTGCTACACCATTAGCTGGATCAATTGGTAAGTTATATATTTGTGTCCAGTCTTTGTTTAACGGTGTTGGTGTATTTGCTTGACGTGGTACACCAGTAACTGTTCTAGTTGTGTAGAACTGGAATTCAATTTCGTTTTTGTATGACGGTACTGCTACTTGTAACAATGAACTATCATTGTTTTTAACAACAATATACTTTCCTGAATAAGATGATGTTAAGTCAGTTGATTCAATACGTCCAGTAAGTCTGTTAAATCCTTGACCTTGCCAATTTTGAATATACAAGTCGCCTGTTGCGGCATGCATGTTACCGTAGCTAAATGTACCAGCTAAGTTTTTAACAAATAGTGTTGCACCTAGTAAGCCCTCTTGAACATATACAACTTCAGCGTTTGCTCCTGTATACGGTTCTACTATAATGTCGCCTTCAACAGGAACATATGGAACTTGGTTTGGTGGAGGAGTAAAGTTAGTAAACGTAATTTCAATTTGACCATCCCATAGAGCATAAACTGTCTGTGGTTGATTTAAGTATATTGTTTCTAGTCCTAAAACCATTGGATCATATATTGTGTTCAAACTATCTTTAACTTGGTTAATACCCATTGTAAAAGTATCACCTTCACTAAGTGTATTAGTAATAGACTTAGGAGCTCTGATAAACCAATATGGTTCTGTTACTGGAAGTCCTTGCTTATTGTAATGACTTAGTATTCCAATCTTGCCGCCCCTTGTTGGGTTGTTAAGATCTTGGTTGAACGCATATACGTCATCCATTGTGTTTGCATAAACTTCTGGTGTTCTACTTTCAGTACTTGTAATATAATCAGCAATAACTAAATTTGGAATAGTAATTGATCTTTCAGTAGTAGTAAAACTAGTAATGCCGTTAATTCTCCACCAGCCGCCAAATGTGTTATTAGTGTTATTAAATTCAATAGTTGTGTATGTTCCCATACTAACACTATTTGTAACTAGTGTTCCTGAAGCTTCAAACGCTCCATTAACATCTGATACATATATCATTCCTGTGCTAACATTGTCAATAAGAATATCTTGAACTGTACCAATACCAGTACTAGTTGAAATAATATCGCCAACTGTTGGAATTCTTAATAAGTTTTCAACATAAAGAATAGCATCAATTTTTGCAACAATAGTTTTTGTGCCTTCAAAACTTGCTGTGCCTGGGCCGTTAACACCAAACGGTAAAACACCATTTGGATAGTTTTGCGAATACTGATTCCATTGTAAGCTAATTGTGTCATTAACAGCTGAGCCTTCATATGGGTTTACTGGTGCTCTAACTAATATGTGATCTGTTGCACCGTCAAAACTGTAGCGTCCTCTAATTGCATATACTGTTTCTGGATATGCTCCGTCTGCATAACTTGCAACTGCAATATCATGTGAAGTATAATAACTAGGAAAATTAAACACACCAGATGCTGATCCAATGTCATAGTTAGCTGACCATATTGCTTGTTGGTATGATACAATATCTTTTGCTGTGTAATTAGTAGCGTCTGAAAACTCTCCTTCGTACAATGTCTTAACATTACTTGCTTGTGGAGCGCCAATTACTAAAAACTCAGCATCTTCTGATATAGCAACTGCCTTACCAAAGTTTCCGTTGCCTGCATAGTACGATGTTCCAGGTGCTTCAATTGTTTGAAGATGTGTAAACTCAACTGTATCAGTATTTCTACCAAATAGGTATACTGCGTTGTTTCCATACGCACCAATTGCAAGTGTTGTATTTCTTGAGTCAGCGGCAATAACTGTTCCAAACTCTACTGACGAGTCACTAGTTTTAATATTGGAAATAACTTGTTGCTGAACATGTACTGGATCGTTTTTCAATACTAACCATTCGTTGTTAATATCAGTATCAATCCAAATAGTTTCTCCAACTTGTAAATCGTTATTATAATTTGACAATAACAAGTTTGCAGAATTAAATCCAGAGATTCTATTAGAAGTAAATCTAGTAACAAATCCGTTTGTTAATTCAGCATCTTCAGTTTCACCGTTTGGATAACAAATTAATGTATCTAGTTCGTTACGCTTAACTTTGTAAAACTTTTCAGCACCTTCAACATCAACAATACCAATAATTTCGTCAATTATATAGTTTGATTGTTTTGATAACGTTAATACAAATTCAGTTATTCCAGCATTAGTAGTTGTCTGTACAGCTAACACTCTATCATCAGTTCTGTTATACTTTACAACGTCCCATGTAATACCACGCTTGCCAATCCAAACATAATCACCAACATTAAGTGCTGATACTGTTTGTGTTAATATGTCGTCATATGTTGCTACAGAAAGTTTTACATCTTGCGGATTAACATATCCTGCTGTTGGTAATGCATTTTTCTGAATGTTTCTGGTTGGAAACGGCTTATGATTATACTGTTGAGGTTTTAAATAAGTTTCAAAAGGTCTAATTCTATATATTAGATCAGTTTCAGTTCCTGATACTGTGTCTACTAGTTCAATAGGTTGTGGACTTAGTCTAAAATTTGCTTCGTCTAGTGTATATTCAACTTCGTCAAACGCTGTTGATGATCCATACTGTCCTAATCTAAATGCCCATTCTTCATAAAAGTCTAAGCTATCTGCATCTGTATTAGACAATGCATCAAACAATTTAGTTAAACTATTCTTTGTACCTTTATCTTGAATAAAGCCTTGATAAAATTTGTACTGTGAAACATCATCATTAATAATGTTTTCTAAATACTTACGCTTTTGATATCCAATTAAATGCTGTGCCAGGCGCTGTTGCTCACTATCAAAGTTATCTGTATCAAGGTCATAAAAGTCGCCAAACTGTTTTGCTTTATAATCTAAGTTTGCTTTTAACCCTGCTTCAGGACGAACTTCTAGTTTCTCCCAGTCTTTATTATCAAATATATTTGTTCCAGGAATTTTTACCTTTGCAACGTAATAAAATTCTTTGTACTTAACTGTGTCGCCTACTGCATAATCATTCCATGTTTCCCATACTGTTGTTTTAGCAGAGTCATATATAAATCCTGGAATATTAAATCCGCCTGTCCAAGCATCAGTTCTATATCCCATAACTTTTAATCTTGCTTGACGGTAACCCGGTGCTTGATCATAAATTACATCTTTGAATACTGTAGTATTATCAAGTATTACAACGTGTTCTTTTTGCACTAACGGAATATTAATGTTGTAAATTCCATCACCTGTATTTCTAGTTTTTAATTCAAATTCGTTATCGTCGTTTCTAGCTACTCTTGCATATTCCTGAATTAATTTCTTACCGTCTGCTTTTAACAAACTGTAGTCATAAAATGTATCAAAGATATTATCTGCTACATTGTGCGTTCTGTAAAAGTTTAATTGGTTAGCACCAGGGCTAAGTGCAATAACACTATTTTCTGCCCAGTTCTGCGTTGTCCAGAATAAGAATTCTTTAGCACTTACTCTCCAATTTTCTACTTCTTTAATATTATCATTGTAATTGTTAAATGTAAAGCCAATGCTTTCTAAATACTTACTATACCCTAGTAAAAAGTCAACAACTTCTTGCTCAGTCTTGTACATAGTACCATACGCTAATTCTGCTGGCTCTTTAACTAATTCAGTATTGAATGAGCGTCTAAAGAACGCTGAACGGCCGCCTCTTAACGGAAGGTCTGGTAGTCTTTGATACAACTCTTGATTAAATCCTGTTGCATCAGTTGTGTGATTTTCTTTAGCAACATAAAAGTTATTGCTAAACTGTATAATTGCACCTTCAACATATCGTTGTTTCTCTGCCCATACTACAAAATCGTCACTAATTCCGCCGATTGTTACAAACGGATCATCTGCTTTAGGTGTTGGCGTAAACCATTTAAAGTAAGGATTAACATTATCATAGCCTCTAATAATAAATCCTTCAGCTTTCTTCTCAATAATTACACCACTGTAAGTTACTAACTCTGTTAGCGAACTTGTGTTTAAAAATATCTGATAATTTTCATCTGGTACAAAAACATTGCCTTCATTGTAAGGAGTTCTTGAATCAAGGATTAACTTAAACTTACTCTTTTCAGTAAAGCCGCCTATTTTAATTCCTAGTTTGTTATCAATAGATTTTAAGTTTGTTTGATAAGCAGAATAAACATTAACATCTCTACTGTTTAAATAGTTTGCAATTACGTTTACAAGTCCACATGTGTTTACTCTAGTTGCATCTGAAGTAGTATTTGGAAATACTAAATCTTCTAATCTTAAACGTTTTCCAGTTGGCTTGTAAACAACAGTTCCTGCACTATCTCTAATAATTCTACTTCTATCCCAACCAAGCCCTATAACTTTACTAGGTTGATTTAAGATTAAGGAAATTATTAATGCAAATGGGTACTCTGAACTTCTTCTCCAAGCAGTTTCTGTTGGGGATTCATCTCCAAATTTAAAAGCATTTTTTGTTGAGCCTAGCACAAACTCTTGTGCATAGTTAGAATCTACAGGACTTATTAAATTTCCACCTTCATCAACAGGTATCCATTTAGTAAGGGCAGGTCTCTTATAATGCTTTAAGTATTTTGGAGGTGCACCTGGAGTTCTTAACAGACCATCTTCGATGTCTTTCCATAGTATTTTGTTTTCACTTGTGTATGGTGCTAATCCGTATTCAGCGTCCCACCAAGTTGGCTTAACACTTATACCTAACATTTCCCATGGATGTGTATGAGGGCGATCTGTATCAAATGCTTGTTTATATACTGCTCTCCAAAAACCAGGGTTAGT